GGGCCACCAGCACGACGTTATGGCTCCCGTCGATAGGTACGTCGAGCAGCAGGAGAGGTACGCCCGCAGGCTGGACGAGGACAACCATCTCGTGGAGGTCGCGAGCTCCGTCCTGTATGGGTGTGCCGACCACACGGGCGGCATAGCGTCGCTCCTTGGCGGCGCGTACGCGGACGCGATGTGGTGGCGCTACTGTGACGGTGCCTCGTGGGCGGAGGTGGCGCTCCAGTGCGACCGTTCCGAGCGGTGGTGCCGCGATGCAGTGCGGGTCGCGATGGACACCGCCGAGTCGTACGGATGGCGCAAGGTGGTTGACGGAATGGGTACGGCGGAGCAGTAGGCGAGCGCCAGCAGTTGATTTCTACATTTTGTAGAAATGGATTGCCCAATACCCCGCGAATCGGGCGCTCACTTCTACAAAACGTAGAAATGGAAACCAAACCCAACCCAAACCACCATGCCGCGCCCTGCCGACTCGCGCCGACCGTTGCCGACGTTTGCCGAGCGTTGCCGCCGCACACCGACAATTTGTTGCTATATTGGCATCGTGGAAAACTCGCGGGCGCACGGAGGGAACCAACCCCCTGTGCGTCCGCGCTTTCGTATGGGGAGGTCGAGCGCATGGCAGACCGCACCGACCGCGTGGAGCTGTCGTGGTGCGACGGCGTTTTCCATCCGCCTGTCACCGTCCCGACGTACGACGTCGAGCTCGCCGAGTACATCGCCGACCATTGCGGCCCGCGCCACAAGCGCTTCTACGACTCAGCGCGATGGCTGCACCTCCGCGCCCGCGTCATCGCGGATGCGCACGGCGCGAGCCTGTACGAGCTTGCCCAGTCCCCGTCGCGATACGTGCCTGCCACGGTCGTGCACCACGTGATGCGCGTGGACGATTACCCGGGCTGGGCGCTGAGCGAGTGGGCCGTGGACGAGCGGGGTCGCGTCATACGCAACCTCGTGCCGCTCTCGCACCTCGGGCACGACGTGGCCCACGGGCGGTTCCAGCCACGCGGCTCACATGCACTGCATGCGCCCATGCTCACCTCTGAGCGCTGGTAGGATTTCCGCGAGCGGCGGAAAATCGTACGCGAACGGTAGCGGCTACCCCCAAGGGGGTAATACCGTTTTTTATGGCTCCGCCCCCGAACGGCGCCCATGCCTCGGATGCCGATTGGCTTATCAAAAAATTTAATTTTTCCCGAACTTTAAGCTTTCTACCTGCGGTTGCGTGGTTTGGAGCGGCGGAATGGCTGACTTTGCCCTAGGCGCGTTCGACTTCGGCGGCGGGGACGACCTCGACTTCTCGCTTGGCGACGTCTCGCGCGGCGGGGCGGACGATGGGTTGGCTACGACGAGGTACGACAGGCCGCTAATCTACGACAACGTCCTCGGTGAGGTGGCATACGAGCACGCGTGCGACTTCGTTGACGGACTCGACCTGCGCGACGGTTACAGGGCGTTCGCGTTCGTCTCGGGGAACTTCGTGTTCGGCGACGTGCTTGAGGCTATGGTCGAGCGGCGCAAGGCCGCGCCGCGTGACGTTACGATCCAGACGCTGAGCATGAGCGAGGAGAACATCGACTCGTTGCGGAACGTCGTGGACATGATGGATGGTCGGCTCGAGCGCCTGCGCATCATCCTCTCGGTCTACTTCTGGGGCCACGAGCACAGGCCCGGGCAGCTAGTCCCGTACCTCTACGAGCAGCTGGACGTGGACGGGCTGGACTTCGACGTTGCGTTCGCGTCGATACACACGAAGATTCTGAGCATGCGCACCATCGGCGGTAACAGGCTTGTCATGGACGGCAGCGCCAACCTGCGCTCATCGCGCAACATCGAGCAGGTGCGCGTCGAATGCGACGGCGGGCTGTACGACTACGTTGAGGGTTTCGCCGACAGGGTGTTCGCGGCGTACTCGGTTCTCAACCGCGACAAGCCGTACCCGAGGCCAGTCCGCGGGAACCGCCTTTGGGGAGCGATAAACGACTAGGGAGGTAACGCATGGCATCAGGCAGCGGCGGCGGAAGGTCGGGCCGCAGGGGTTCGAGCAAGGCAAAGGCGCGGAGGGCCAAGCGCAAGAGGAAGGACAAGGCCAAGAAGCAGGGCACGGACATCTACGACGACATCCCATTCTGAGCGGCGGTGATTGCGTATGCGCGAGTGGTCGGAAGACGATATCGAGAACGTCAAGGGATTGCTGACCAGCGGGAGCGGAGCGGACGAGGTGTGTGCGGTGACCGACTGCAAGCCAGCAGACCTCGACCGCCTGTGTAGGGCGGCGTTTGGGCGCGACTTCGATGGTACGCGAAAGCGGTTCCAGACGATGGGCCACGCGATGTTCAACAAGGCCCTCTTCGAGGCCGCGTGCGGCGGCAACGCCAAGGCGATGGACATGTACGCCCGCACGTGCATGGGGTACGACCCCGTCTCCGCCCACGGCAAGTCGGCGCGCGGCGAGCCCAGGACCGAGAGATTGGAGCTGTAGGCAATGGCAAGACCGCGCTATACCGTCCACAGGCGCATCGAGGTCCCCGAGCTGTCGGGCTACCTCCGCGACGTGGAGACTGGCGCGGTGCCTGCGAGCGAGGACGTGGTGGCACTCTGCGCCCACGTGCGCGATGTTTTCGCCACCGAGCGTCTTTGGGTGGACCGCGAGCGGCTTGGGAGGTACGAGGGCTACCAGAGGTTCTTCCCGTTCGACCTCGGCAGGGACGAGCTTTTCCTGCTCACCCTGTTCCTATGCACGTTTCGCGATGGTGGGTTCCCGAGATGGCCCGACCTGCTCCTGTACGTCGGGCGCGGCTACGGCAAGACTGGGTTTGGAGCGTTCCTGACGTTCTGCATGATCTCGCCAGCGAACGGGATACCGCTGTACGACGTGGACATATGCGCCACCACTGAGCGGCAGGCGCAAATCGGATACAACGACCTGTACCGCATCCTGGACGGCAATCGTGCCCTGTTCGAGCAGGGTTTCAGCTGGAACAAAATCGAGCTGACGAACATTGCCACCCAGTCCCGCGTAAAGTACTGGTCGGGCAACTCGGACTCCAAGGACGGCATGCAGAGCGGTTGCGTGTGGTTTGACGAGGTGCACGCCTACGAGGACAACGCCTCCATGGAGGTGTTCACGGGCGGTCTTGGCAAGAAGCCGTGCCCACGCCGTCTGATGACAACGACGGATGGCATGGTTCGCGACGGGCCGTTGGACGAGCTGAAGGCGCGCGCGCACGAGATACTGCACGATGGCGAGCCTGACAACGGCCTTCTGCCGTACATGTGCCACCTTGACTCCATCGACGAGTCCGCGGACGAGTCGCTGTGGCCCAAGGCGTGCCCGAGGCTCCTGGACTCGCCAACGCTCATGGAGGAGTACCGCAAGGAGGTGCGCGAGTGGCGCAGGTCGCCGCAGCGGCACACGTCGGTGCCCACCAAGCGATTCAACCTCCCGCAGGGGAGGACGGACGTGCAGGTGACCAGCTGGGACAACCTCGTGGCGGCGTCGCGGCCAATCGACCTCGCAAGGCTCCGCGGGCGTGAGTGCGTTGCTGGAATCGACTACGCCAAGACCACTGACATGGTTGGCGCAGTCCTGCTCTTCCGCGTAGACGGCGAATGGCTGGTGGTGCCGCACGCGTGGTGGTGCACGCGCAGCAGCGACGCGGGCGAGGTCAAGGCACCGCTTGGCGAGTGGGCCGCCGCTGGGCAGCTCACAATCGTGGACTCCGTGGAGGTGCCGCCAGACTCCGTGGCCTCGTGGATTGCCAGCACGGCGGACTCTCTTGGCGCGAGCGTTCGCGGCGTGTCGATGGACAGCTACCGCTTCACGCTCATGCGCCGCGCGCTGGAGGGCATCGGGATGGACCCGAGCCTGCGCGGCGACGACCAGCAGCTGTGGCTGACGCGCCCGAGCGACGTGATGCGCGTACAGCCCGTTATCGACTCGGCGTTCGCCAACCGGAAGATAGCCTGGGGAGACTCGCCGCTCATGCGCTGGGCAACCAACAACGCCAAGCTTGAGCCAGCACCGAACAACTGTTTCAGGTACGGCAAGATTGAGCCGCACGGGCGCAAGACCGACCCTTTCATGGCGATGGTCCACGCCTTCGTGGTGGCCGACTGGATACCGGAGGACGCGGGGCCCGTGGTCTTCGCGCAGCCGATAACTTGGTAACCAAAAAAACGATTGGAGAGCAGGAATGGCCGTCTCAACAGGTGAAATGTTCGCAATCGCGTCTCGCTACGACACCCAGATTGCGCGCGCGATGGTTGCGGCGCTTCGAGAGGTCGGCGTAACGCGGGCGGTAGGCGCGTCGCGGTGCGGCGGGGCCAGCCATTCCCGCCCCGACCATCGCTACGACGGCGTGCGCGAGTGCTTCGCCAACGCGTGCTCTCCGATGGACGTAATCCGCTAGGACTCATATAACACCACTACATTTGCGCAAACAGCGCATACAGGCCCCTGCGACATTCACTGTTGCGGGGGCATCCTCATGCCGATTGGGGGTGCCATTGGGCATCATCAGACAGCGCCTGGTCGATTGGCTAGGGCGCGAGCTTGCGGAGTCGAAGCAGGCATCCTCCGATTCCCTCGATTCCGAGCGCGAGCGCTGCATGTGGATGGAGCTTGCGCGCCAGACGATGGCGGGGTACGTGATTTCCGCTTTGCAGCTCTGCGACGTCAAGTTCTACGACGATGGCAGTGCCCCGCACCTCTCGGACTCCGCGTGGCTGTGGAACGTCTCGCCGAATCCCAACCAGTCGCGGGCGGAGATGATGGCCGACCTCCTTGGGCGGCTTCTCGTCGATGACGGTCGCGCGATCGTGGTTCCCGTGCGCCGCGGCTCCAAGACCTCGATATACGTGGCCGATGGCGGCACAGAGCCGGAGGTGAGGGCTGGCATGCCCGACCTCTACCGCAACGTCTCAATCGAGGGCTCAACCGAGGTTGTCCCATACGACCTCACTTCGTCCGACCTCTATTCCTTCGACATGCGCGGGGTCGGCGGCGGCTGGCGCACGCTGCAGGCCACGTGCGACGACGCGTACGACCGACTAGCGGCGTCGATAATCAGCTCAACGAGGGACAGGAGCGGGCGTAAGTGGCTCATGCAGCTCAACCAGCCAGCGAGCGGGACGGCTGAGCAGCAGAGGGCCATCGAGCAGCAGCTGAGGACTGCCACAAAGGAGTTCATCCGGTCTGACGACGGCGTTATGCCGCTCTACAAGGGGCAGGAGCTCGTGCGCGCGAGCGCGGACGTATCCAAGACCTCTGGGCAGGTCGCCAGCGACGTTACGACCATTCGCAGGGACATGTTCTCTCTGGTCGCCGCATGCTTCCACATGCCAGCGTCGCTGCTCGACGGAAACGTCAACAACTTCGATGCGACGCTCGACGCTTTCCTCACGTTCGCGGTGGACCCCGTGGCCCGCATGCTGTCCGAGGAGATCACGCGCAAGACGTACACGCGCGACCAGTGGCAGCGCGGGGCGCGAGCGACGGTTGACACCACGCACATACGCCACGTTGACATCTTCCAGATAGCGGACGCCGCGGCGAAGCTGATTGGCTCAGCGGTGGACAACCCGAACGAGATTCGTGGTTTCACGGGCCAGGACCCCATCGACGAGGACTGGGCCGAGGAATACCAGCAGACAAAGAACAACGAATCCGCGAGCGGGGGTGAATAAACTATGGCTAACTTTAATGTTATGCAGCTCGTTACCGACGTGACCGACCCGACAACCGCGCGAATGACCATTTACGGTGACATTTCGCGGGATTCGCTTTGGACTCTCATTAGCGGCGAGGAGGACAGGAGCACCACGGATGCGCTTGCAGTGGCAGATGCGATTTCCGCGCTTCCGCCGACCGCACGCACAATCGAGGTTCACATTAACTCGTATGGCGGGGACGTTTCCGAGGGTGTTGCTATCTATAATGCCCTTCGTGACAGCGGGCGCGAGGTCGTGACCGTCTGTGACGGTTTCGCATGCTCGATTGCATCAGTCGTTTTCATGGCTGGTAGCCGCCGAATCATGCGCCCAGCTTCGCTGCTCATGCTCCACAATCCGCTCTATCAGCACATCGGCGGCAACTCCAAGCAGCTCCGCAAGGCGGCGGATGATTTGGACACTATCGCCGAGCTTAGCAAGGCGGCATACCTCAACGGCACCAACATTGATGCCGAAACGCTTGATGCCGTCATGGATGCAGAGACGTGGGTAAGCCCGCAGCAAGCCCTTGATTGGGGACTCGCAACCGAGATTGAGGATGCAGCGTCCGAGGACAACGCTCCGACTCAGGCGGTAGGCGCGGCGATTGTCGCAAGGCTCGCAGACCCGACCGCATGCGATGCGCTCATGGCTAGCACCGTCGCGGGTGCGGCAAACGCGCTTGGAAACGCGCTCAGCGAGTTCGCTAGTAACTTCGATTTCGTTACTCCGATTCTCGCCGAGCTTGACGAGCGAAAGCGGCACAGCGATCCGCAGCAGTCGGAGCAGCCAGCCGAGTCTAGCAGTGCGGAGCCTATCGCCGAGCCTACGGAGCAGACCGAGCCGACCGAGAACAGCGAGCCGCATGGGTACGCCCGCCTCGCCAATCTCTTTAGCAATATCGACTAACAAAAGGAGCCAGTTAATGCCTATCAATCTCAACAGCAACAGCAAGCAAGCTGTTCACAACCTCGCCGTCGCTTTCGCGTCCGACGATGCCGAGCAGGTGGAGACCGCGCTCGATGCCTACCGCTCTACCATCCTTGAGGATGTTACCGAGCAGTACAAGGAGGCCGTTGCCTCTAACGATTCCACGATTCTCGCACAGCGCGGATTCCGCCAGCTCACCAGTAACGAGACCAAGTATTACAATTCCGTCATCGATGCGCTCAAGTCTCCGAACCCCAAGCAGGCATTCACCGACTTCGCGGGCGTCCCCGATAAGATGATGCCTACCACCATCTTTGACCAGATTCTCAAGGACATTCAGGAGCAACACCCCCTTCTTGCCGCCGTCAATGTCGTTAACGTTGGCTTCGTGACCGAGTGGCTTAGGAACAAGCACACGCGCCAGCTTGCCGCGTGGGGGAACCCTGGCGATGCCGTCTCCAAGGAGCTTTCCAGCGCGTTTGAGGTTATCGACGTCAAGCAGGGCAAGCTTTCCGCGTATGCCGCCGTTTCCCTCGATATGCTCAAGCTTGGCCCCGTTTGGCTTGATGGCTACATCCGCACCGTGATGGGCGAGGCCATCGCGTGTGGGCTTGAGCATGGCATCGTCGATGGCATGGGCGCGAAGGGCGAGCCTATCGGACTTGACCGCGACATTCACGAGGGCGTGAGCTATAGCGACACCACGGGCTATCCCAAGAAGTCCGCGACCAAGGTTACCGACCTCACCCCTGCTACCTATGGGTCGCTTGTTGCCCAGCTTGCGAAGAACGAGCAGGGTCACGCGAAGGCAATCGACTTCCGCGACTCCACCAGTGGCCTCGCGCTCATCTGCTCCACTACCGACTACCTCACCAAGGTAATGCCCGCGACCACCGTTCAGGCCACCAGTGGCCAGTACGTCCGTGACCTGTTCCCGCTGCCCACCACCGTCTACCCGTCCATCGCGCTTGACGATGGCACCGCCATTCTTGCCCTTCTTGGCGAGTATGACGTTTTCGCTGGTGGCTCCCGTGGCATCGAGTACAGCGACGAGGCGCGTTTCCTCGATGACCAGCGCCTGTTTAAGCAGGTCATGTATGCGTTCGGCAAGGCCGAGGACAACACCTCAGCCATCGTGCTGGACATCTCCAAGCTCGACCCCGCGTACCTCAACGTCAAGGTGTCTGGCACCGTCACGACCAAGGCGAGCGCCTAGCAGCAGGGGAGTGATAGCGCATGGCCGATGATTCGTCGCTTGCAGCCGTGCGCCGCAAGCTCAACGTCACCTGGGAGGACGTCGCCACCGAGGCACGAATCGCCGACGTGGTGGCGTCCGTCTCGCCCTCGCTGTCCGCGCGCCTCGGGTACCCAGCAGACCATGCCTACACCGTCGCGGACGGCCAGGCGTGGGCGCTTTTCCTCAACGCTTGCCTGTACGAGTGGAGCGACGCGCTGGATGACTTCTGGGACAACTTCGCGGAGGAGCTTTCGGCCACGAGGCTGGTCGTGACCCTCCAGGACGGCGGCGCGGATGGCTCTTAAAAAGAGGTCAACCGTGTTCGCGCCAACGGATGGCGTCTTGTCCATCCTGCGCAGGGGCGTGGCATGGCAGGCCCGCGGGGCCGACTGGTCGAGCCCGACCGCATACGACGCCATTGCGACCGTCCCGTTCGCGAGCTCGCAGCTCAGGTACGCGGACGCCGCGCTGCTCGCAACGGGAGACTCGGACATATCGCGCAAGGTGCGGGCGCAGCTTCCCGCTGGCGTGACCACCTCGGACTACGTGGGCATAGATGGCGTCGTGTACGACATCACGAAGCTTGACGAGTCGGGGCGACTCTCGTGGCTCTACCTCTCAGAGGTGGCAAGCGACGGCACCGCATGGATGGTGTCGAGCAGGGTCACGTACGACGAACTCGGCGTGGCATCTGGCGAGCGGGCATACGCCGAGTGCTCCTACCGCCTCGGCAAGCTCTCCAACGCCGTGGCCGACTCCATGCGACCGAGCATGACCATATCCGTCCGCTCAATAGACTACGGCGGCGAGCGCGAGGTGGCCGTCGGCTCCAAGGACAACAGGTTCGCCGTCAAGTCCGTATCGACCGATGGCGAGTGGGCCACGCTGGAGCTCCAGCAGGGGGAGGTGCAGAGGGTTGGCGGGTAGCGTAACGACCTCAATCGACGGTTTCCTCGACACGCTGACGGAGATGTGCAGGGAGACGTACGAGGAGGACGTGCAGGCACTGCGCAAGAACGTCCAGAGGGCTGGCAGAAAGACCGTCAACGAGCTGCACGCGACCAGCCCGCGCAGGAAGATGGGCAGGTACGCCAAGGGCTGGCGCTCTAGGACCGAGGTTGATTCCGACGACCACATCTCCTGCACCGTATACAACGCCACCGACTACCAGCTCACGCACCTTCTTGAGAAGGGCCACGAGCAGTTCTACATGGGGCATGACACGGGCCACAGGTTCGCTGGCAAGAGGCACATCGAGCCAGCGTACGAGTCTGGCAAGCAGATACTGCTTGGCGGTGAGTGACCATGGGCACCATACGCGAGCTGTGCCAGTGCGTCCGCTTGGCTGGACTTCCGTTCGCCCAGGTTTCGTGGGACGCGACCGACAGCGGTAGCCCTCCCGACCTCCCGTACGCGCTGGTAGTGCCGACCGACTCCTACGACATAGTGGCCGACGGCACCAACTACGTGCGCCGCACGTCGTATGACGTGGAGCTGTACACGCGCGGGCGCGACTTCCAAACCGAGTCGAAGCTGGAATCTCAGCTCTCCGCCGCTGGCTTCACCTACGAGCGCCGCAACGTCCCACTCGGGAGCGGCGTGCTGGAGACCGTCTACACGGTCATCACCTGCGGCGTCTAGCGCGCCGCTTTTTTCATCTCTAAAAACCGAATGGAAGGACAGAAATGGCAGACCCCGCATCCACCACCATCACCCCGTCGAAGGTGCGCTTTGGCATCTCCAAGCTCTACTTCGCCAAGATGAACGCAGACGGAACCTTCGAGAAGCCCTGGCCCTGCCCTGGTGCCGAGTCCGTAGACCTCTCTTCTGGCTCTGGCGACAAGCAGATTATCAACGCCGACAACAAGATTTACTACTCCAAGGCGTCCGCTGGCTCCAAGCAGCTTGACATCACCGTTGCCCGATTCCCGCGCGACTACTACACGAAGCTGCTCGGCCAGAAGATTGACGCCGAGACTGGCGGTCTCGTCGAGTCCCCCGACGACATCGGCGCGACGTTCGCTTGCATGTACGAGATTTCGGGCGACCAGGGCGGCTACCGCTCCTGCTTCCTCGGCTGCACCAGCTCCGTTCCGACCTACAGCGCCGCGACCAACACAGAGAGCAGCATCTCCGAGGCCGCTGAGAAGGCCACGCTCTCCGCGTCCGCCGTCACCTGCAAGGACGGCAAGGAGCACACCGTGGTCACCTACGAGCCTGGTGACAAGGGTTACGACACCTTCTTTGATGCCGTCCCCCTCGCCACGGCCTCGGTCGAGGTCACGGGGTAACGCACTCTCATTGGCGGCGCGCGGTCTGGCACGTCATGCGCTGGCCCCGCGCCGTCACATTTGCGCTCGATTGGAGGGGCGATGGCTGACTCAGCGCTTGACAACTCCGCCGAGGTGGTAATCGGCGGGGAGATATACGAGATAGAGGCTTCAAACCTCGCGCAGGTGTTCTACAAGCGCGAGTTTCGCACCAAGTGCGAGCCCCCGTTCATCGGGAACCTCGTCACGGACATGACAACCGACTACACGACATTCAACGCGGCGAGCGGGGTCGCCCCAGACTGGGAGGACTACAGGCACATCCTCGGCGGAATCTGGGCGATGGCACGCGCCGCTGGCTCCGTGCGCGTCGGATTCGACAAATTCGAGCAGAGGGCGCTCAACTCCACGCTGGACATGATTGAGCCGCAGGCGGCGGCGTCGGTGATTTTCAACGACCTGGCACCCCGCACCTTTTTTCGCCGAGTCATCGGAGGAGCGGACGGTGCTGGAGCACCCGACCAGCACGACGGAGCCGACGCCGAACGTGCCGCCGACACGGGAGGAGGCGCAGTGGCCGACCACGCGTAAGGTCGGCGCGCTCGTGTCCCTCGGCATCGACTACTCCACGGCGTGGCACATGTCTCCGATATCGACCACGCGCTACCTGATGCTGGCGGCGGCGCAGAGAATCCCGCCCGACAAGCGCGTGCGATGGGCCACCAAGGCGGACGCGCACGCTGCAATGCTCAACTTCTAGCACCTTCTGCACCTTCACAGCACAATATCTTGGGGGACGTATGGCAAGCGAATACAAGGGCTTGTATGTCAAGTTCGAGGGCGATTCCACGTCCCTCTCCAAGGCCCTCGCGGAGGTCAACCAGTCCGCGAGGAAGGCCAACAGCACGCTGAAGCAGCTCAACGCCGCGTCGAAGATTGACGGGCGCGGGCCCAAGCTGCTGGCAGACTCCGTGCGCGCGGCTGGCGACAAGGCGCAGGCCGCGGCGAAGAAGTTCGATTTGCTCAGGCAGGCCGAGGGCGAGCTTAAGAACCTCAGCGAGGGCGCTAAGGCCAAGATGGACGAGCTCGCGCGGGCGGGCCAGAAGGACTCCGAGGCTTACAGGCAGGCCGAGGCGGACGCCAAGAAGTACGCCCAGCAGCTGCAGGACATCTCGACCAAGGCGGACGTCGCCGAAGCGCACCTCAAGGCCGCGCAGAAGGTGCTGTGGGACTTCGAGCGCTCAGGCACGGGGCTCGACAAGGTGTCCAAGGGGCTTGACAGCTGGTCGAAGAAGTCCAAGGACGTGGCGCAGAAGGTCGGCGATGCGGGCCAGTCGCTCACGATGGGACTCACCCTGCCGATAATCGCGGGGGCCACCGCGAGCGTCAAGGCCGCGACCGACATCGACACCAGCCTGACCAACGTCCGCAAGACCACGGACATGACCGAGGAGGGCTACCAGAAGCTGAAGGAAGGCGCTATTGAGCTTTCCAAGACGCAACCCGTTCCCGCCACCACCATCCTCGACATGGAGGCGCTGGGCGCGCAGCTTGGATGGAGCAACGACAAGCTGCAGTCGTTCGCGCAGACCGTCTCGGGACTCGACATAGCGACCGACATGGACGCGGAGACCGCTGCGACCAACCTCGCGCAGTTCGCCAACATCACGGGGATGGCTCAGGACAAGGCATCCAATTACGCGTCTGCAATCGTCGGACTTGGCAACAACATGGCGACCACGGAATCCAAGATTTCCGACATGGCACAAAATATGGCTTCCGCTGGCACACAGGCTGGCATGTCACAGGCGGACATCCTAGGCTTGGCGGCAGCTTCCGCATCGCTCGGCGTGGAGGCCGCTGCTGGCGGCACGGCTTTCTCGAAGACCGTAATCGAAATCGGCAACGAGGTGTCAACGAATGGCAAGCACCTCAAGGAGTGGACGGATCTCGCGGGGATGAGCGCGGACGCGTTCAAGAGCGCGTGGAAGTCGGACGCCACTGGCACCTTCGAGAAGGTCATCCAGGGCATGAGCAGCGCCAAGGCCCAGGGCAAGGACCTCAACGTAATCCTCGCGGACTTGGGCATCACCGAGACGCGCCAGAGCGACTTCCTCCGCCGTCTCGCGGGCAACACGGACCTCGTGACCAAGGCCGTTTCCCTCTCGAATGACGAGTGGAATAAGAACACGGCGTTGCAGAACGAGGTTGACAACCGAAACAACTCGGTCGCTTCGAAGATGCAGGTGCTGCAGAACCGCGTCACCGCAGTCGCGGCGGAGGTCGGCGGGCCGCTCATCGACGCGGCAACCGAGGCGCTCACGGCGGCGGAACCGCTGTTCGAGGCCATCGAGAGCGGGGCCAAGTCCTTCACCGAGATGTCGCGCGGCGAGCAGCTCGCGATAATCAAGGCCGTGGGGTTCGCTGCGGCACTCGGGCCGATACTCACGGTTACGAGCAAGCTGATTACCGTGAGCGGCGGGCTCGCGAAGGTCGGCTCTGCGGCTGCGAGCTTCATGAACAGCTACAGCGTCGCGGCAAAGACCGCCTCCGCGACCACCCTTGAGGCCGCGAAGTCCGTTGGCGGGCTTGGCGGCAAGCTCGGCGCACTCGCGAACCCGGCCACCCGCGCCGCAGAGGGCACGTCCAAGTTGACAAAGGCGGCGTCCCTCGCGGTCGATGTGGCGAGCAAGCTTGCGAGCATGGCCGTGACCCTCGGAATCGCGCTCGCGGCCACAGCGGTCGCGGAGCAGGGGGCCATCGCAATCATGAAGCTGGCGGACGGGTACGACGACGCCGCGAAGAAGGCCGAGCAGTCCACCGAGGCATGCCAGAAGTGGGCAGACCAGCAGTCGCAGGTGACCGCTGCCACCGTGGACGCCAACGCGGCCATGTCCGCGAGCGGGCAGAGCGCATCGACGCTGCAGCAGGGCGTCTCGGACGCGATGGCCACGATCACGAGCACAATCGAGAGCAACACGAGCCAGTGGGGCGGCTTGACCGCGCAGGGCATCCAGGACATCAAGGATGCGCTGGACAAGCTCAACCAGGCCCAGGGCGAGACGGCCAGCGCCTACGGCAACGCCATCGCGGCGGCAACGCAGAAGTTCGACCACCTTGACTCTTCGAACGTGACTCAGTACGTCAAGGACGTGCAGGGCGCGTTCGACCAGGGCAAGCAGCAGCTGGATAGCACATTGCAACAACAACTGCAAGCAATCGAGGCATACCACCAGCAGGTCGGCGACGTTGGCAGCGATGCATACAACAATGACGTAAACGCCGCGAAGGATTCTTACAACAAGGCACTTGCCCAGCTCGACGATTACAAGAGCCAGGCACTGCAGAAGACCAGCAGCCTGTACGGCGACCTCGACAAGACGAGCGCCGAGGGGTGGCAGAAGCTCGACGAGCAGACCGCCAACGTCAAGACCATCGCGCAGAAGTGGCTGAACAACTCGGAGACGGGGAGCGGCGCGGCAATCCAGAAGACCAAGGATGACTTCGAGAAGCTGCGCAGCACGATTGACCAGGGCGCGACTGGCGCATGGATGGCAGCTCAGGCCGCCACGGTCGCGGCGGGTGGCAAGCTCAGCACTTCGAGCCGCCAGACCGTCATGGACATCATCAACACGTTCGATGACCTGCCAGACTCCCTGCAGGACGAGGGCACCGAGTCCATGCGCGCGCTCGCGAGCGCGGTGGAGGCCAGCGGCGTTGACCTCGGGGACGTCGGCAGCATGTCCGCGCAGCAGCTGGTGGACAAGATGCGTGATGTGTTCGGCAAGATTCCAGACGCCGCCGACACACCGATTGACCAGGTGATATCCAAGGTCAACGAGTTGGACGGCATCAAGCTCGACCCTAAGCTCTTCAAGGTCGATGACCAGGGGACGATTACCGACGAGAATGGCCGGGTCTGGGACTTCAACAAGCAAACGATTAACGGCAAGCACTATCAGGTAAACGACGATGGCACCATCACGATCCAGGGGACCAACGTCAAGAACCTCGACGCGCTGAAGGTCGCCACAAAGGGATTCGTTGTCACGGACGGCGGGACGGCCAACCAGTCCAAGGGCAACGTGCGCGGGCTGCAGGGGCAGCTTGAGTCAACCACGCAGCGGAGGTGGCAGACCTCCGTGAGCGCCAACACGCAGAGCGCGCGCGACTCGGTGTCCAGCCTATGGAACTCGCTGTCGTCACTCGTCAGCCACGCATGGACCGCCGTGGTGTCGGTGGTGGGCGGCAAGGCCACGGGTGGCGTGTGGGCGGCGCATGAGCAGCCCAGGCTGCACGCGGAGGGCTACATCGCCGACCGCGCCACGTGGCTGGACTCCACCCACCGCGACATAGTGGGCGAGGCTGGCGCAGAGGCCGTGATTCCCCTCACCAACCGCGCGTACACCAAGCCATTCGCCGCGACCGTCGCCAGCGAGGTGGTTGGGATGCTGCAGCGTGGTGGTGCCGTGTCGGGCGGCGCTCCCACTTACGTTATCAACGTCGATGGCGCGACGCTCAACGACGATACCCGCATGCGCGAGGTGTCAATCGACTTCATGACTGAGCTGATGAGGAGGGCGGACATGTATGCCTAGCGAACTTCTCGGCACGCGCTACCTCGTGTCCATGTATCGCGGCGCTAGTGGCACGTGGAAGTGGGGCAGCCAGCCCGTCTACCGCGCCTACAACCCCAACAGCGGGCTGCACTTCTTCACGACCAACGCGGCTGAGTACCACATGCTGGGCCGCGCTGGTTGGAGGTGCGAGGGCGTGGCGTTCCGTCTCACTGGCAGCGGGACGGTGAGCGTGTACCGCGTGTACAACCCCAACAGCGGGCAGCACCTGTTCACGCTCAGCAGCGCGGAGCGCGACTCTCTGGTAAAGCTGGGGTGGCGCAGCGAGGGAATCGCCTGGAAGGCGGACGATAGCGGGAACCTCCCCGTGTACCGCCTGTACAACAAGAACTCGGGCGAGCACTTCTATACGGCCAGTGCCTTCGAGTACGCTGCCCTCGGCAAGGCGGGGTGGTCGCAGGAGGGCGTCGCATGGTACTCCTACGCCATGATGTGCCTTGACACTGCGGCTGACTCCCAGGCCGATGGCGTCAACGTACAGATTGGGCAGCTGGACTTCTCCGCATCACAGGCATGGCAGGTCTACAGGCAGACTGACGGCACCTACAAGCTGGTCAACCGCCAGACGGGCAAGTGCCTAGACCTCCAAGGCGGAACCCTCGCGGACGGGCAGAACGTGCAGCAGTGGACGGACAACGGCTCACGCGCCCAGTCGTGGGTAAGCCAGGCCGTGGGCACCACCGCGTCGATACTCGGCGGAACGGTCGATGTGGTGCGGCTGCTGCCGTCCGGCAGTTCCACCCTCGCGCTCAGCACGGCGCAGAACGTCGTGGGCGGGAACGCGCAGGTCAAGACGCTATCCACCTCCGACCTCTCGCAGCAGTGGGCGTTGATAGACGCCTCTGACGCCATCGTGGATGGCAGCTTCGAGATTCGCCTGAAGGCGGACACCAGATATGCGCTCGACGTTGTGTCAGGAAGCAAGGCAAACGGCGCGAACGTGCAAATATACTCGGCGAACGGAACGAACGCCCAGAAGTGGTGGCTCAATCGCGGCGCTGACGGATACATGCTTGTCAACGTGGAGACGGGCAAGTATGCCGACGTGAGCGGGGGAACGTTCAGGGACGGCCAGAACGTCCACCAGTGGTCTAACAACTCCGCCCGCAACCAGAGCTGGAAGCTGGAGCTGAACGGGCAGACCACGGTAAACGGAAGGCCGTGCGCGGTCGTTTCCATCGGCGCTGGCAACTCGTTCGACTACAGGCTCGCCGCCACGTCCACGGGCAACTCCGCGAACGTGTACATAACCAACCAGCCGTTGGACGACGACCAGCTTTGGGTGCTGTACCCCTGCGACGGCTCCGACCCGACCCTGCCCGTGCCGTCCAACATATCGCTCGCGGACTCCGTTGGCGGCACAGAGACGGGTGTGCGCTCCTACGCGGACAGGCACTATCCGACGTGGACGTGTCCAGACGCGTGGCTTGCTGGTGACAACCACTACCAGTGGCGTTGGCGCAAGCGCGTATACACAACATCATGGGGTACATGGACCGACTGGGTGCAGTGGGCAGACGCCCCCGTTACCGTCAGGGATGACCGCGCGTGGGTCACTGACGGCGTTGACACCTCCTACGACAAGTCATACGCGCAGGGCTGTGAAATCGAGCTGCAAGTGCGAGTCGTGGGCCAGTCTGACTGGGGCATGGCGCACGGAGGCACTGCGGACGTTGTATGTCGCTGCGTGAGTGTCCCGAACGTCACGCTATCGACGCTCGGCGTAGGGCCAGACGGGATAACGATTGACTACACGAGCGATTTGTCGTGGGGCACCCGCGTGTACGTCAAGTCGATTCGCAGCGGCTCAAAGGCCGTGGTCTCCGGCGAGAGGTCGTTCGGCCCGCTCGACTCGCACACCTCGCTCGTCATACCGCTCGACTCGGCGGAATACCTCCTGCGCGACGGCGACGGCGTGCAAGTCGAGTACCAGGTTGGTTGCCCGATAGAGCCGAGGGTCGATACCGTCCATCGTGCGACGCTGACCGCGAGCTGGCAGACTGGCAGCGTGGACGTATCGCCGACCGTGACGGTCAACCAGGACAGGACCATCACCGTCCAGGTGCCGCACCTTGGCGATGAGACGCTGTGGGTTGACTTCGGTGACCATGCGGATGGAGCGATAGAGGTTACGCCGACAATCGCGGACGGTAAGACCACCTGGGAGCATGCGGTGGACTACCCCTTCCGCCGTGACTTCACGATCTACGTCAAGGCCGTAAGCAGCGACGGGGACAGCTGGGGCGTCGGCTACCGCTTCGTGTCAAAGATTGACGCCATCCTCATGCACTGGGCACCGTGCCATAAATTCACTTGGTTCACGCAGGCGGCGGACGGGAGCTGGCACATCAACGTGTTCCTCGTAGAGATGGCCGAGGGCTCCAAGATCGTCACGAGCCGCACGGTCAACCCAGACGCAACCGAGTCGCAGATTGCGGGCCGCGAGAACCGCGCAGTGACGTACACGCGCACGGCGGGCGGGAATCCGACAAGGAAGGGCACGTACGAGGTGGACGGAGTTCTCATGAACTCAGTCTCCTACAGCGACCTCGACCAGCTCAAGGCGATGGCGGACCATGGATACGTCCATTACAGCGCGCCGAACGGGGACTCTGCTGACGTGGCGATTACTGGCTATTCGTACGAGTCAACGAAGTACCTTTCGACGGTCAACATCAGCATGACGGAGGTCGGGACCGATGGCGATTGACTGGGGCAATCAGGAGCGTGTTGACGTAATCCGCGCGTATGCCATCCAGCCGACGAACCTAGACTACACGCGCTACGAGATGGGCGGGCTGGTTCTAGCTGGCTCGTCCATCTCGTCCGCGTACTACAGCGACACCCGCGTCTCTGGCAAGCTCACGATAAGCGACGCGGACGGGGCCAAGGGTTGGGACAGGAACTCGTTCGTCCGCATAGTCCACGAGGTCCCGGGCGCGGGATACAGGCGCGAGCTTGGGACGTTTTTGGTTTCGGACGATGGCGGGAGCTACACGGGCGGCGAGGGCACGCGCGACCTCACCCTGCAGAGCGGGCTGTATGCGCTGAAGAACGACATCCTGCGAAAGCAGGTTGTCGTGAAGCGCGGCACGAGATGGCAGACCGTCATATCGGACATCCTCAGGGAGGTTCACAGGCCGTACGTGATCAGCTCGACCGACCGCAGGTGCGGCGCGGACGTGACCTACGAGACGAGCAAGGGGCGACTGGACGCGCTACTCGCCATGTGCAGCGCGGCGGGGTACCGCGCGGACGTTGACCCGCATGGCCGCGTGACGATAAAGGACTACAGGCTCCCCGTCCAGCGCGAGGGCAGCTTCACGCTCGACATGACCTCAAAGACTGGCATCGTGCACGACGGCCTGGGCTATTCGAGCGACTGGATATCCCGCCCGTCCGTCGCAATCACCGAGACCACGTGGACGGACCAGGTGGACTTGGGAGAGCGCGACGAGAAGGGCCACAAGAAGAACACGACGGTGTACTCCGACCTAATCGGCCATGCGCGAATCACGAGCGGCTACAACTCCCTCGACGTGCGCGGCTATGACGTGACCGCGTACAAGTCCATCCAGGACGACCAGCACCACAGGAGCTACCCATACATGGACGGCGAAGCCGCGAAGATGCTGAGCTCAGACCAGTGGGAGGACACGGAGTTCTCGGTCACTACGCAATATCTGCCAATCTGGGCAGGTGACGTCGGCACGCTCGTGCTGCCAAAGGGTCTAAGGGTATTCGACTCGATATATGGCGGCACGTACTCGGGGCAGGTGCGCGTGCTGGTCAAGTCGTGCGACCTCACGCTGGACACCATGCAACTCAAGCTGACCCTAAAGGTCGTGAATGCCAAGGATTCAGATGGGAGCGACTAGCGATGGACCTCAACGACCTCGCGCACAAGGTCTTCGGCGGCTCCGCACAGCCAGCCATTGCCGCGAGCGCACAACAGACCACGACCATCGGGACTGCGGCGGGCGACAGCGCCGATGGCATGGTGCCCGTGTACCTTGACGCCAAGGTGTACACGGACGAGCGAAACCCCGATGACACGCAGGCAATCATGGTACCGACCACGCAGGACGCCCGCGAGGGTGACAGCGTGATAGTCGGCATCGACGGAACTGGGCACTCGGTTGTAACTGGCGTGATTGGCAGCGGTGACCGCACCAAGGCTGACGTGAAGGCCGTGGCGGACTCCCTCGCGGAGACGGACTCCAAGCTGGCAACAGTGCGTAGCGATGCGGATGCGCACGAGGCGGAGATAGCCAACGTCAAGCAGGACATAGCCGACTACAAGGCATCAGCCCAGGCAACCTACGCCACCAAGACCGACGTGGACTCAAAGACTGGCGCGATAACAAAGACGCTCACGGCTGACTACACAAAGACAGCCGACCTAGCATCAACGGATGCCGTGAAGGACGCCAAGGCTGCTGGCACTGCGGCGCAGTCTCAGCTGAGCAGCTACAAGACCACCAACGACGCAGCGGTTGCCGCTGCCAAGAAGTCGGGTGACGATGCGGCGGCGGCGCTGGATAGCTACAAGGGTGTCGTGACCGAGACCTACGTCGAGAAGACGGAGCTGACCGAGGCAGTCAACCAGCTTTCCAGCACGATGACCTCGAACTACTCGTCCTTTGTGGACTATCGCCAGTACAACGACGCGGCGCTCAGCAAGGCGCAGAGCGACGCCGTCAACGCGCAGTCCACCATCGACTCGTACAAGCAGAGCAACGACCAGGCCGTCGCGGACGCCAAGGCGGCGGGAACCACCGCGCAGAACCAGCTCAACAGCTACAAGCAGAGCAACGACCAGGCGGTGGCGGACGCGAAGGCCGCTGGCATGACCGCGCAATCAGACCTCGACGCATACCGCGGCACCACGGACCAGCGCCTCGACGAGCTGAAGAACATAGCCGACAATGCCATCGAATCCTGGTACCTCAAGGGCGCGCCCACCACGTCCAACGCCCCGGCCAAGGACTGGACCACGGATGCATTGAAGAAGCGCCACGCCGGAGACCTCTACATGGATACCGACACGGGCTACTCCTATCGCTGGAGCGGCACGGCATGGGTTCAGGTCAAGGACAGCGACGTGACAAAGGCGCTGAAGGAGATTCAGAGCGTCAAGACCACATACGCCACGAAGTCGGAGCTGAATGCCACCGACACCGAACTCTCTGGCAAGGTCTCGGACTCGCTCACCACGGCGAAGGCGTACACCGACAGCTCGATATCGACCGAGGTCACCAACCGCAACGCGGCGATTCAGGCCAAGGCGGACTCAATCAACCTCAGCGTAAGCAAGACCTACACCAAGTACGAGACCTTCAGCGCCTACCAGACCGACGCGGACGGCAGGATTGCGACCGCAAACTCAAACGCCAGCACTGCGGTGAGCACCGCAAAGACCGCTGCGAGCGACTCGGCAACGGCTAAGACAAACGCAAGCACGGCGGTAACGACGGCGAACAGCGCGGCGTCCACGGCGTCAAGCGCGAAGAGCGTGGCGGACTCCGCAAGCAGCACGGCGAATGCGGCATCGACAAACGCGAGCAACGCGGTATCTACCGCCAACGCCGCGAATTCGACCGCTCAGACGGCAAACGCTACCGCTCAGACGGCGAAATCGACCGCCGACTCCGCAAAGGATACCGCCGATGACGCCTACTCGCGAACCCTGCGCGTGCAGGTGTCAAGCACGCCAGCAGACGCGGCTGGAGACACGTCCAAGCTCACCGCGACCGTATGGCGCGGAGGGCAGCAGCTCACGGAGCAGGAGGTGGCCAAGATGGGACTCGTCAAGTGGTACGTCGGTGACTCGTGCAAGGCCACGGGATGGACGTACACGTGCGCTGCTGGCACGGCTGTTCAGTGCAGATTGGAGGGCTAGCATGGCCCAGACATTCGAGTATCCGGACCTCATCGCTGGCACGCGCGGCACTTCCGTCTACAAGGAGGCATTTGACCAGCCGCAGGACGAGTCGCAGCCGTGGGACCTGCACAACGCGTCGATGACTCAGGAGAATTTCATGTGGGCCGACGGCCCGAGGAACATCCCGCTGAAGCCAGACACCGACTACACTCTTTATTTCTGGGCCGACCGCACCGACAACATGGACTCCGCTGACGTCTGGATAATCGACGCGGATGGCGGATATGTCCCGCTCTGGTTTGCGTCTCCCTTCCAGATACCAGCTGGGGGGGGTACGTCTCGCGGACCTTCAGATTCAGCTACACGCCAAACGAGAACACGAAATACCAACTGCGCTTCGACAACAACGGCTCGACGGATGGCCAGGACTCGGTTCTGCGCATTCGGGACGTCATGCTCACGGAGGGCACCGAGCCCCGCGCATGGGCACCAGCGGACGGGGAGGTGTGGCCGTAGGTGAGTAGCGAAATCAGGAACTTACTTACAGCGGACGGTGCCATAGAAGGCTATCGCTTGGTCCCTGGCTATGCATGGCCTGGATACAAAGAGGCTGGCAATCTGATACAGCGGGCCAAGTGCGAGCCTGGGAAGACCTACACGCTCAGATGCACCATGGGTGTCACTGGTGAGCTGTGCTTTGGGTTCTACATGCAAGACGGGTCTGCCGTGCGTCCATACGGATACACGTATTTTGCCGCTGGGAAAACAGCGGTAATTTCACTGGTCGCGCCCGAATACGCCGAGTACGCAGTGGCGTCGCGGGTCAGCGGGCAGAGAAGGCCCATGCTGGTCGAGGGCACCACGCCAGCAGCCTGGGCGCCCGCAGATGGCGAATCCCTGCCTGGGGGGGGTGCTCAGATGAGCGCTAACCTCTGGACGACCGACACCAACCTCAAACAGAACGCAGACGGCACGTACACGATGGGGGCCAAAGGCTCGTCAGCAGAGCTACAAGCAAAGACGTCAGGAATGGCCACTCTCGCAGAGAACCAAATCGTCCACATGGGTGCGTCGCTTCGCGGTAGAGCAGACAGTGGCTCGTGTCAGCCATACGTGGAATATGCAGATGCAGCTGGAAATAAGAACTGGGTAGGCTTCCCAATCTGGACACCAACGGCAGAATGGCAGCGCTTCGAAGGTTCTTGCGTAGTGCCATCTGGGATGACAATAACTGCGCTTGGTTTCAATAACAGTAGAACTACTGGAACCGTCGAGATTGCAAACCCCGTATTCTCCTATGGCGAGAGCGGACCCATACTCGCAAGCGACTCGCACACGCCGTACGCGACGCAGGACCACGTGAAGGCCGTGTACGCCACCAACGCCGACCTCAAAATCTGTGAGGACGCGATTACCTCCGAGGTCAGCGAGCGCACGAAGCTAAGCGGGCGCGTAGGGACGCTCGAATCCACGTCAAGCGACCACACGACCAAGATTACGCAGCTCTCAAGCTCCATCGAGTCGATGGTCAAGGGCGAGGCCACGTACACCGCACCAGATGGCACGACCAAGACCAACGGGCTGTACAGCAAGATTGAGCAGACGGCGGACGGCATCAACAAGACGTTCGGCCAGTACACCAAGACCGCAGACCTCGCGGCCACGCAGGCCGTCAAGGACGCGAAAAAGGCGGGTACGGACGCGGCGATCGCAGCCAGTGCCGCACAATCCACGGCGAACACCGCGAAGTCCACGGCGGACAACCTCGCCACGCTCATCCACGAGGGCGAGGACGGCATCACGGTCGGCAAGAGCGCAGACGGCAAGACCTTCACGCAGGGCCGCACGCACATGAGCGCTGAAGACTTCGACGTGCTGGACGCGAATGGTGACCTCTTAGCGAGATTCGGAAAGACCGTAACTCTCGGAAGCGTCACCAAAAACAGCGGGGCCACGGTTCCGATTCTGTCCATAGCCTCGGAAGAGGAAACGCTTGAGGGCGAGAAGATTGAGAGCACAACCCTTACTTCTGGCGACTCAATCTCCCTTTGGGCGACGGCAGGCACGCAAGACGCTGGGCAGCACACGGGATACGTCGAGGCGAACCGCTTCGGGGCAAACCTAGGAGCGATATCCGAGGACAGCGACACCACCGTTGCCGAGTCGGTCACTACCGATGCAAGAAACGGAATTTCCCTCTACACGACGAAGGGCGTTTCCATTGATTCCCCAGGCCTCGGCGGGACGAAAATCAAGAAGCGCTTCGCTGGCACGTCCGTCGTGAATTCCCTCGGCTCCGACTTCGACCTCTTCAGCGGGGATGCCTGCAAGTCGCGCTTCGGCGAGCTGATCATGCCCGATGACAACGCCTCGTGGGTGCTTCTCGCGAGCCCGGGGCAGGGGAGCTACGACCATCACATCACGCTATCGCCAACGTCAAGTGGCGGCGTGCATGGCTACATCACACCGTCAGTTACTGGCAACGTCCGAGTCCAATGGATGTTCATCAAGTTCTAGACAGTTAGGAGCAAACCAATGCATCAGGTTCCCCCGCACTTCATCGACGTGTTCATTCAGCCAGTGAGGGACAACCCGCAGGCTCAGACTGCGTTCGTGGCCCTCTGCCTGCTCATCCTGCTCGACATGCTCTTTGGCTTCGCGGCGGCATACAAGGACGGTCGCGTGCAATCGTCCGTGATGCGCGCTGGCCTGTGGCACAAGGCATCCGAGATGGGCGTGGTCGTCCTCGCCGACGTTGCCGATGGCATGCTGCTCGGAGGCATCGACCTCGGCTACTCCGCGCCCATCCTCACGGCGGCAATCGTCCTGCTGTGCGTCAATGAGTTCGTGAGCGTGTCGGAAAACCTCGTCAAGCTCAACCCAGAGCTTGCGGACCTGCACATCTTCGACCGCCTGAGCGAGTCCGCGAAGCACATCGCGGGCGTTGGCGGGCATGACGTGGCAGAACGCTGAGTAGGGCTGAGTAGCACTTGGAAAACATCAAGGTTAAGCAACGCGACCTCCCGTGCTCGCGGACGTGCTGCATGTGCGGCGCACCCATGGTCGAGGTCCGCACGAAGACGGACGTGACAAAGGCCGCGCGAATCGTCTGGCAGGAGTGGCAGTGCCCGCGCTGCCTCCACACCGAGCGCGACAGGTACGCGGAAGGGGATGACTAGCCATGCTCAAGGGCATCGACGTGTCCAGCAACGACGGGTGGCGCAATGGCCGGTTCGGGCGCTCGAACACCGAGGGCGCATACGTCGGCAGCGACTTCGTGATAGTCAAGCTGACGCAGGGGACGGGGTACGTCAATCCCCCGTATGCCAAGATGCTGGCCCGCGCCGAGGCGGACGGCAAGCTCATCGGTTGCTATCACTACGCTGGCGGCAGGAGCGCGGTTGCTGAGGCGCGGTATTTCGTCAAGCACGCCCAGCCGTACGTGGGCCGCGCTCTGCTGGTCCTCGACTTCGAGAGCATCCAGAACCGCGCGTGGGGTGACTACGGCTGGTGCCGCCGATTCGTGGACGAGGTGCACCGACTCACTGGCGTGTGGTGCGCAATCTACATCCAGGCATCGAGCAGGGCCAAGGCCGCTTCTTGCGCGGACGTGTGCCCGCTGTGGCTGGCTGGCTATCCCGACTACCGCAACAGCTGGCAGGTGCCGACATTCAGGTATGGCACGAGCCCGTGGGAGACGTGGACGCTCTGGCAGTACACCAGCGGCGGGGGCACAGACCGCGACGTGGCACAGCTCGACCGCGCAGGGTGGCTGAGAATCGCAGGAAGCACTGAGACGTCCAGCGGCGAGAAGAAGCAGGAAGCAACTGAGGAAGTGGAGGACGATATGGGAGTAATCGTTGAGCCGCGCAAGGACGGCAAGCCCGAGGGATACCAGGCATACGTCGCGGGTGGGAAGATTGTCATCCTGACCAAGCCCGAGCAGGCTGCGGCGCTCGCGGCAATCGGGGTCAAGACCAAGATCGTCACCAGCGGGCAGATGGCGGCGCTAAGGCAGGTCATGGCCGTCACCAGCGCCAAGGGTGACGCGGCGAAGAAGTAGGTGGCATAGCCTGGGCATAGCCTGGGCATAGCCTGGGCATAGCCGCCCATCTGCCTCTGCCGAGAATTAGAACACATAACACAGCGCCCTCGCCCATCTCGGGCGGGGGCGTTTTTTTGTTATGATGACACCAGTAAGCCCCGCGCCCTCTCCATCGGATGGTCAACTGCGGGGCCTTTTTTGTGCCTAGCGTGGCTTTTCGTCCTCGCGCTCCATGTCATCGCGCGTGAAACTCCTCGCATACTCCGTGATTAGGTCGCTCATCGGGCATCCCCTCCGCGCGGCCTCGGACTTAATCGACTTGTAAGCCCAAGACGGGACAGATAGTGACAGACGGGACATTCCGTTCTCGTCATCGCCTGGCGTGCCGAATTCAGCTTCGTAATCCTCGTTTGATAGACGGTCCTCCGCCCAGGATCGCGCATCGTCATAAGACATCGGCATGATGCGCGCCCCGCCGCTCCAGGAATTTTGCCCCTCGGCAACCGCGTACTGAGTGCGTGCTCCGCCCTCGCCATGCAGGAAGTATTCGCCAGTCCTCTTGCGATACAGAATCTCAATCACTGAGTCAAAATCCCCCGCAAAAGTGTCGTTGCTCCAGCTTCCCACCTCGTGTGCCTTGTCGGTGTCGTAGACCTTCCCTCCGATAATCTTCCTCATGATCTCTCCTCTCTCCTTGATTTCATACGCCTTGTCTGTTACTTCGCTGCGGCGCGTGCCTCTTCGAGCTTTGCGTGGCCAGCAACGAGGTACGCGCGTCCACGGTTATAGATAACCAGGTCGGCGTATCCACCGAGGTTGGCGTATGCGGTGAGCTTCTCGGCGAACATGGTGTCGTAGGCACGGCTGCCGCTCATCAGGTTCTTGGTTGGGAAGGCGTCGAGGACCGAGTCCAGGAACTTTCCAGCGGAGATCTTGCCGTCGCTGATTCCGTCGTGATTCGCAACGTCCATCTCGATGCCGTCAATGATTGCCGACTTGATTGCGTCGGCGTCATCTTCGGAATTGCCGCACTTGATGGCGCACTCGCGGACGGTCTCGATGCAGCTGGAGGCGTAGTCCCTCACGTCGTTTGCGTATGCGACCTGCTTCTCGGTGCCGTTGAACTCCGCCGCCCAGAAATCCCTCTCGATCATCGTCTGCCCCTCTCGTAGGCATTTCCTCCTTGCAACTATTAGTATAGATAGACTTGGCATAAAGTCAAGCAGAAATGTAAGGATGTGCGAAATCAAATGTGAGCGGAGCAATTTTGGCAGCGAACGGCAAGTCTGGACTTATCTCACTAAAATTTGTCGGTCACGATGGGCCGATGGGGTACGGCACAAGTGTACACGCGAGTCACAAAACCGCAGGTAAACGGCTTGTTGTAAGGCGATTTAAGGCACTGAAATGCACTGGCCCTAGTGGGTGTAGGGCGATTTTGCGCCAGGAGCGCGCCAGGAGGAAAGCTGCGATCATAAAAGAATCGGCGCGGATGCCTTCCTCGTTCACATATATATAGACTCGCGCGCGAGACGAATGCGAATGGTTAACCAACTCATCCGTCCGCACCCGTCCAACGCGACAAACGCCCAGTTGGCGAACCGCGATTTGGACGGATGAAAATCTTATAACACGAGGTAGACCGCATAATCCATCTCCCTGTTAATCAGCGTGTCGCAGGTTCGAACCCTGCCCGGGGAGCCAGAGAGTTCGCAGGTCACACGGTCAGTTCGGCTGTGTGGCCTGCTTGTTTTTTATGCCGGGGTCCGTCCGCGTCCGTCCGGTCGGCCAGCGTCATGCACGCCAAGCAGCCCAGCGTAGCTCTCTGCGGCGCGCTGGTAGGCGGAGACCATGGGCGACTCGTAGTGACGGTAGAGTATCTGCGAGTTCTTCGCACGCCCCTGCATGGCGTTGATTATGGAGTCGGCCACGCCCGCCTCCTGGGCGAGGGTGGCGTAGGTCGCGCGCATCCGCGAGAGGTGCACGCTCGGGTAGCCGTGCAGCGGATGGCCGTCCTCGAATAGCTTGCGCCATTCTATTGCGGCGCGCCGCGTCCCCCACGGCTCGCCCGCGTGCGCTCCACGCGTGACAGCCACGATCGGCCCAGAGGTGCCTGCAATCGTGCTATGGAGCCGTCAGGCGAATGGCGCGCCCATCACAGCCGTGCGGTAGCGACGGGCGTTCTTTGGTGCCTTCATCCCATCTCTCGCGGTATATGCGCGGCACACGTCCACATAGGCCATTCCATCCGCGAACCGCACGTCCTCGCGGCGAATCGCAAGCGCCTCGGACTCGCTTAGCCCAGCGCCTACCATGAGCAGCCAAAGGGGATAGATTCTCTCGTTCGCTAGGTCGGCCATCGCGCGGGCCACGGTCTGCGCGCCCCACACCTCGGCGGGGGACTCGTCGCGCCGTGGCAGCCTGTAGCGGCTCGCCATCGGATCGTAGGATATAAGGCGCTCTGCGGCGGCCTGATGCATCACGGCGCGCAGCGCGCGCACGTAGTGCGGTGCCGACTGCGGGGGGAGCGTGGACACCCAGCGCTGCACGGCGTCGTACGATATCTCGTCAATCGGCGTGCTTCCGAACGGCTGTTCTATGTGTGTGCGGAACGCGGACTCGTAGAACTGGACGGTGGCCCGCGTGCAGACCCTTGCGCGCTGTGGCACGAAGTGGCCCCAGAAGTAGTCGCCAAGGGTTGTCTGCGCGCCCAGCGCGGATGCTGCACCCATGTCATCCGCGAGTCTCAGGAGCGCGGCGTCCGCGTCGGACTCCGTGCCATGCACTGTGCGCGACTTGCGCCGCTTGCGCCCGTCCGGGCGGTGCCCGCACGAGACGGACACCTCCCACACGCCCGGGCTCTTCTCACGCTTGCTACCGACTGGCCGCGCGGAGTCAGCCATTGCCGTGGCCCTACGACCGCCTGTAGGCCTTGAGGATGGCGATGAAGACCCAGGACTGGACCGATATGCCCAGCCAAGCGCCAGTGGCTAGGAAATAGCCAGGGATTCGGTCGTAGATGTCGCCGAAGAGCGCGATAAAGATTGCCAGAACGACCAGCGCGCAGATCGTCGAACGCTTCGCGCGGCCCTCCATCTCGTCAAGCGACGTGCCGTTGTCCTTCTTGCCAGACATAATTCTCCAATCCTCGCACCTGCCGTGGACATAAACGCCATCTCGCGCCGCTCGCCGATGGGGGCGGCGGAGTCGTGGCCAAAGCGGAAAGATAGAACTAATGTACGCATCAGGAATTCGAGCCATCGGTTGGGGAGCCGCCGCGCATGAGATCATAGAAGTCCTGGATTGAAACGCCGAGCGCGTCCGCGACCTCGCAGGCGCGGTCGAACTTGGGGTTCTCGACCTTGCCGCTCAGCAGCATGGAGACGTAGGCGGTGGAGAAGTTTCCACGCCGCGCAAAGTCGGCCTGCGACATTCCAGAGCGCGAGAAGATGTGGCGGACTGCCTGGCCGTAGCTCATTCCCATGGCATGCTCCTTTTTTGCTCCATCTGCTAAGTAATTTTAGCATTTGCGCCAAATCTGGTTGACATGCTAAGCGGATTTAGTATTATTGGTTGCGTGCTAAGGAGATTTAGCAGATTGGAGGTGCAGAGATGACGGCACAGACGCGGGAGATAATCAGCTCGGCGGTGTCGCAGAGGGTCGGCGCATACGTCGAGCGCAGCGGAACCACGAAGACGCACATTGCACACGACATGGGCATCTCTCGTTCGACTCTAAGGCGGAAGATCCATAGCGGAGAGTTCACGCTCTCGGAGGCGTACGACCTGGCGGACATCATTGGTTGTAGTGTCTCCGACTTCTACAGGGAGCCGTCTTCGTAGCCCCCTGCTTCATGCCGCAAAAGCTAAGGCGGCTTAGCGGCATCGCACCACCCAGTGAGTCGCACGCGGCGGACGGCGGGAAGGCATCCTCCAAGACCAAGCGAGCACACGAATTTCCTGGTACTGCCTCCACACCTTGAATTTCCCCTTCACACCCAGAACACAGCCGACTCGCCGCCCGTCACGTGCGGCCCATTGGGTAGCACCGCCGAACCTTGACAACCAAAAGCACGCCACGATTCGTCGGGCCACGCGGCCCAGCGAGCCTAACGAGTGCCACGACCTGCCCAGCGTGCGCGCTGGCGGCGGACTCGGAGGCGTGCGGAGCGGGAAAGCGGCCAAGAAGTCCGCACCCGCACATACGCAGCGGGCCACCCGTGGTGGACGGGGACCTTTACAGGCACAGGCATACTCACTGCCTCGCCCATCACGACGGACCCGCTGCGGAAGAGCAAGTAAATCGGCCCCCGAGCAGCTTGCACCTGCGCGGGAGCCAGGACATGGAAAGGAGAAATCATGTCACATGGGATTTTAGCTCATGCAAGGCACCTTTTATCGTCACTGATCGTCACGGACGAGTACGGGCAGTGGGAGTTCACGGAGCGCGGTGCATATGCAGCACTCATCGCGTGCCTCGCGTTGGTCGTGGTCGCCCAGCAGCTTGCCTGGGCGTGGCGATGATGCGGCAGACGCACATCCGCCCAGACTGCGACGCAGGGGCGGCGTCTGAGATACACCTTGGCCACCCGCACGTCCGCACGGTCTGCCCGGACGCGGATGCGGAGTCGGCCATCCCCGTGGTCATTGCACGCCGCACGGACGGCCTGGAGCTGCTGCGCGGCGTGAGCGGTAGGTACTTCGTGCGCTGGGGCGAGTGCGGAGAGATGCTGTTCGCATCGGACTACGAAATCCAGGCGTGGCAGAGGTTCGAGTCATGGCCGACACGATGAGCGGAGGGCCGATGGTGGTCTACGCGCTGTTCGACGGGCCGAGGTACATATGCTCTGGCACGCAGCGTCAGATTGCCCAGGCGCGCGGGGTGTCATCCAGCACGGTCGCCAAGTGGGCGTCCCCAGTGGCGCAGCGCGCGCACGAGGACCACGGGATGGCGTGCTTCGCAATCGGCACGACGGTGCGTCCGCACTGGCACATCGACAAGTCGGAGGGCGGCATGCGCGACCGCGACATGTGGGTCTACGAGATGCACATGTCGGGCTACTCGGACTTCTACATCGCGCAGCATCTCGGGGTCTCGCGGCAGACAATCAAGAATTCAATCTCAAGGGTGGAAGGCGGACGATATGGGAAGCAGGTGGGACTATGAGCCTTAAGGACGATGCCGAGAAGCTGGCGGTTTGGCAGGCGCTCTACCAGATAGCCGGAAAGGCAGTCGGAACAAAGTCGCGCGACAACCTGCGCGCAGACGTATCGGATGGGTTGCGCGAACTGTACGAGTCCACGGGCGCGAAGTCGGTTGACATAAAGGTGAACGGCCAGAAGGTCGGAACAATGTCGCTGCGCGTCGCGAAGGCGGAGGAGCGCATGGAGCTAATCTGCCAGGACGAGCGCGCATTCATTGCCTGGCTTTGCGGAGACGGAAGCGACTACCTGACCGAGGCCGTGCGCGACGGGATGGGGCGTAAGGTCCTCGAATATGCCGTGCGCGACGGGGTGGTGCCTGACGGATGCCAGGCAGTGCGAGACAGCATCCCCGAGACGATAGTCGGCACGACCCTGCGCGTGGACCCCGAGAAGGTGTGGAGCGCTGGCGGACAGCGGCTCGGCGAGTACGTGCGCGGCGCGCTGGAGGGTGGTGACGAACAATGGGAGTCGGAGTGATCGTGCTGGGCAAGTCGGGCACCGGCAAGTCAACCAGCCTGCGGAACTTCGAGCCGGACGAAATCGGCATCCTCAACGTCATGAGCAAGCCATTGCCGTTCAAGAAGCGCCTGGAGACGCTGGACACGGCGGACTACGGACAGATAATCCACTGCATCATGTCGGGCAAGCGGCGCGCGTGGGTCGTGGATGACGCGGGGTACCTCATGGCGCTCCAGAACTTCGCGATGGCGAAGAAGAAGGGCTATGACAAGTTCATAGACATCGCGCAGAACTTCGAGAAGCTGCTCGTGGCAGTCGCAAGCGCGCCGCGCGACACAATCACGTACCTGCTGATGCACCCCGAGCTGGATATTAACGGCGAGGAGAAGATACGCACGGCGGGGAGGATGATTGACGAGAAGTTCGGCATAGAGGGCGTCGTGCCAATCCTCATCGACTGCGTGGTGCGCGACGGCAAACACCTATTCGTGACCGAGAACGACGGGACCAACCTCGCGAAGGCACCAATGGGGATGCTCCCGCCTGTAATGGACAACGACCTGAGGGCCGTGGACTCCGCCATCCGCGACTACTGGGGCATGGCACCCCTCAGAGATGCAGCCGGGGACTAGGGCGCGGCTGCTCGAGATGGAGCAGATGTGCGAGCGCAGATACGAGCGCCTAGTGCGCGACGGGTGCGACGAGGGCGTTGCGGCGGACAGGACGTTCGACGCCATGGAGTGCGCCATGTCGGACGAGAAGCACACGTTCGATGCGCGCGACAGGCTTTTCGAGAACGAGTTGAGGACATACCTACTGAGAGGATGACTAGCATATGAGACCAATCCAGTGGACTAGCATCACCGCATCGCACGACGGCGAGGGCAAGCGACTCCCAGTCGGCGCGTACGTGGTCAAGGTCACCGAGGCGATAGACCACGAAGACAAGTCGTACGTCGAATTGATCTACGACATCGCCGAGGGCGAATACAAGGACTTCTACAACGACGAGTGGGGGCAGAACCACCCATACGCGCACCGCATCATCATGTCGTACAAGGACAAGGCGCTCCCGATGACCAAGGGCCGTCTGGAGTGCATCAGCGCGAGCAACGCGGGGTTCGACGCGCTTGCCGCGTGGAACGGGTCGCGTCTCGACATGTTCGCTGGCCGTCTCTTCGGCATCAACCTCCAGGAGGAGGAGTACGAGGGCAAGGACGGAGAGACCAAGACGCGAATCAACCCGCGCCAGGTCGTGCCCGCCGCCAAGGTGCGCGAGGGCAAGTGCAGGAGGCTCGGGCTCAGGCACCTGGACGGCACGGTGGATGACCCGGACGAGCCGCGCGGGGTAGTTGGCGGTGGCCGCGAGGTGGGCTACAAGCCGTCTGCGGCACACACCGCGCCCGAGGTCTACAGCGACGTGCCGTTCTAGGCAGTCGGAGAATTCGTCAACGCGGAGTCGGCCATTGCCTTCGGGCGGTGGCCGATTCGCGGCAACTCCGCCGAATGGGGGTGAGGGCGGCGGATGATACTACTGGAGGACACGCGCCAGCAGGTCTCGCACGGGGACAAGCACAGGCGCAAGCACGAGTGGTGGGAGTCGCACGGCGTGGAGGTCGTGCGGCGGAAGCTTGATTTTGGTGACTACATGCGCGAGGACGGCATGTCCAACATCTCGATTGACACCAAGCGCGACATCAACGAGATCTCTCAGAACCTCGGTCGCGACCACGACAGGCTGGTGCGCGAGGTGGAGCGCGCGAGCGAGGACGGCTACAGGCTGGTCTTCCTCATCGAGGCGGGCTACCCCTACGTCACGATAGAGGACATACCCAAGTGGACGGCCAAGCCGTGCCAGATGTGCGAGCGGCGCAGGTACGGCTACTGCGAGCCGCATTCTTCGATGCGGTGCGAGAGATTCAGGTTCAAACCGAGGCAGGGCCAGAGCGTGTACAGGTCGATGATGGCGTTCGAGGCGCACTATGGCTGCCGCTTCGAGGTGGTCAACCCCGCGCGCAGCGCCGCGCGAATCTGCGAGATCCTGGGAATCGAGGTGACTGGGCGTGGCTGACACGGAATTGGGAGAGCTTGGCAATGCCGCGCTCAGCTACCTCGGTCTTGGCCTTGCCGTGATACCAATCGTCGCGCGGGACAAGCGGCCAGCGGTGGCGCACGGCGTCAACGCGTGGACGGACAACCCCGACGAGGTGCGCGGTTGGTGGTCTGCGCACCCGAATGACAACATCGGCATCGTGTGTGGGACGCCGTCTCGCGGGCTGCTGGTGATAGACCTCGACGTGTCGGATGACAAGGACGGGATGGCCACGCTCCGCGAGTGGGAGACCGCCCACGGCGAGCTGCCCGAGACCGCCGAGGAGATAACGGGCGGCGGCGGAAGGCACCTGCTGTACCGCACGGGCCGCACGAACATCCACCCGTCCACCAACCGCACGCTTGGCGTTGACATTCGCGCCGATGGCTCGTACATCGTGGCCGCTCCGAGCATACACCCGAGCGGCGAGCCATACGAGTGGTGGGCCGCGCCGGATGACGTGGGCATCGCGGACGCGACCGATGACGTATACGACTTCATTGACTACGTCCAGCGCAACGGGGGCACTGATGACGCTCTGAAGGACCGGCAGGATGGCGGATTCACGCTGCCTGACGAGATAAAGGAGGGCGAGCGCGACGACACCCTGTTCCGCTACGGCTCGCGCCTCCGCAGGTTCGGGCGCAACGATGCGGAGATTCTGAACGAGCTTACCGGCGTGAACTTCCTGCGCTGCAACCCGCCCATGCCAATGGAGGACGTGCGACGCATCGCCAAGTCGTGCTGCAGGTACGAGCGCGGAAGCGACTCCAGCGACGTGGAGGTGGGAGCGCCACACAAGCAGGCCAGTGGCGCAGATGGCGAGGGCTTCCAGCGCTCGAAGAACGGCGCGATGCTCCAGACCACGTACAATGCCGTGCGCGCCGTCATGATTGACGAAAGGCTGAGAGGCCACCTCTGGTACAACGGCATGTCGTACCAACGCATGGTCACGCTCCCGCTCCCGTGGGATGACCGCGAGGGGGAGAGGGCGATAAAGGATACCGACTACATCGGGCTAACGGCCTACATAGAGAAGAAGTACGGCATTACCGGCGTCCAGAGGATAACGCAGGCGGCGCAGTACGCGTGCGAGAAGAACTCCAGGAACCCGTGCCGCGAATGGCTCGACTCTCTCGAATGGGACGGAAGGTACAGGGTTGGCACGCTGATAACCGCGTGCCTTGGCGCTGATGACACGGCATACAACCGAGAGGTCGAGCGCATTTTCATGCTGGGGGCTGTGTCGCGCGTCTACGAGCCGGGCTGCAAGTTCGACTACGTCCCAATCCTAATCGGCAATCAGGGAATCGGGAAGTCAAGGTACGTCCGACTCCTGGCGCACCACGACCAGTGGTACACGGACAACTTCAACACTCTCGACGGGGACGCGGCGCTGGAGAAGATTCGCGGGCTCTGGATAGCCGAGCTCGCGGAGCTGCTCGCGACGAAGCGGGCGCGAGAGGTCGAGGCGATAAAGGCCTTCGTCACGAGCACTACCGACGTGATACGGCCAAAGTACGCACGAGAGACCGAGCAGCGCAAGCGCGTGTGCGTCTTCATCGGCACGACGAACGAGCACGACTTCCTGACCGACTCGACGGGAAACCGCCGATTCCTCCCGGTCGAGTGCAAGGCGACGGCGTGCAACCCGTGGATGTTCTCGGACGAGGCTCCCGAGTACGTCGAGCAGATGTGGGCGGAGGCCGTACACGTCTACAAGACTGACCATCCCTCCTTGGTTATGCCAGAAAAGCTCACGGATTATGCACTCACGATGCAGACCGCGCACACCGAGGACGACCCGTTAGTTGGACTCGTCCAGCAGTGGGCCGAGTCGCGGCTCAAGTCAATCAGGGATAGCAAATCCGACATGTCGGGAGTCGGGGCGAGGGTGTGCGTGAGGGAGGTCTACGACGCGATGCCCGAGGACGTGAGGCGCGGCGACTCACGGTACGTGTACAAGGCGCTCGCGAGGGCGATGGACTCGTGCCACGGATGGGTTCGGGAGACCGAGAAGATGCGGACGCGATCGTACGGCACACAGCGCGTCTGGGTTCCGGAGCCCTAGAAATGTTGCCGATGTTGCCGCGATGTTGCCGCAAAACCGATTCGCGGCAACATTCAAAAATGCCCATCTACCTGCGGTTTGTTGCCGATGTTGCCGATGTTGCCGTCTTTTCCCAAGAATCATTAAATAGAAAAGAAGAATAGTATTAGAAGGGTTTATAGGAATTCACGTCATCTTCGGCAACATGCGGCAACAAAATTTAACGTTTCCGCAGCTAAACTGCCGTTTTTGGCATGTTGCCGACGGCAACGTTTTCGGCAACGCGGAAGCATCCGTGACAAAAATTCCCGATGGTTACTGACAAAAAGTCCTGACAACACGAATGGCCGAGTGTGTAGGCACCAGCGATGGCCTGCCACGAGGTCGGAGGGGAGCGGCAATGGCCGACTCAGTCAAGGGCCGGAGCGCGTACGGTCGCGCCGTCGCGCGGATGTGCAGCGTGGCCGAGATCACTGGGGTGGAGGCGTCTGCGGGCGCTGGGTTCAGCAGGGACTATGCGGCCAAGTCCCCGAGCATGGGCAACCCACCGCTCGCGAGCCTGGACCGCATGGCGCGCGCATGCGGCTACGAGGTCGTGCTGGCAAACCGCGAGCGCGGGGACGCATTCTCGCTCTCGCGCATGCTCAGGGCCTAGCCACCTCGCCCCGCTGGCCTGATTTGTGGGGGCGCGGCGGGGCGGAGAATCGCTCAGACCAACCGCTGAGAGAATGCCCCTGAGAGCGGAGCAGGGCTGGGTAGAACGCCACAGAATCCGATTTATGGGTGAACACTCGTGTTTGGCGCGAAAGGCGCTAGATTCACGTTCTACACGCCTTAGAAAAGAAATGAGCTGGTAAACATGACAATCAACACGAAGCGCTGGGTTGTGCAGCCCGACGGAAAGCGGGACCCGCGCTGCTGGCAGGTGTGCCCGAAGGCTCGCAAATGGCAAGGTCAGCAGGCCCGTCTGCTACCACATCCACCTCGCGGACGCGCTCTCCTGGTGCGCGGAGTGCGAGATGCGCAACGACCTCGACAAAGCGACTGAGCTTGCTGCGGTGGCCGACTCGGTGCGCGCGGAGCACGACCGCCTCATGGACGAGATAAATAAATCATTGAACGAACACGGAATCAGCTAGGGGGATGTTGCGTATGTATGAAAACGACGAATCCATGCAGTCGCGCGAGGACGTGTCGAGGCGCGATATAGACGCCGCGTGGGACGAGGTGAAGCGCGCGCTCGACGACTCGCGAGACACGCGGGACGCCTGGGCGCGTGACGTGAGCCACCCACGACATTACATGTCGGAGGGAGTCGAGTGCATAGAAGCCATGTACCGCCTTGACCCCGCGCTGGCCGTGTACTTCTCGGCAGGCTCAGCGCTCAAGTACCTCGACCGCGCGGGACTCAAGGATGACAAGGAGACCGACCTGAACAAGGCTTTTGAGTGCTGGCACATGGCCAAGCGGATGATGGCGAGGGGCGGCGATTATGGGCTGCGATAGCGTGAAGAAGCGCGTGCGAGCGGCCAAAATCATCAGGGGTGACCTTGTGTTCGCGCGAATGTACGACAAAACGGGCGAATACGGGATGGGTCTGAATTTCGACCACCCAGAGAAAGTCAGGGAAACGCGCTGCGTGCTGTACAACGACATTGCCGAGTCCGTAGAGCCATACGGTAATTTAGACCTGACTGCGGAGCAGGTTTTCAAAAGGCTTGCACTCCTCATAGACCCCACGTGCTACAACACGCAAACCTATAAAGAAGCTTACTTTACATGCAGCGAGTGCGGGGCCACAACGCTGTTGCTTGATGACCAGAACGAATCAATAGTAGATGATGGCGCATTTCGATTCTGCCCGAACTGCGGGGCAAGGGTCGTTGACGGAAATTGCCGCGATGGGCGATGAGACGAATTTTTCGAGATGACCAGATATGGGGTTATGTCACGTGAAGAGCATGGAATACAAGTTAACCGTCCGCCCGTTCTGCATCGGCTCCGAGAAGTCACAGGCCACGAAGCCACTCGAAGAGGCTGCGGAGGCTTTCGGGCAGTGGCAGCTCATGGAGAAGGAACGCGAGAGGCGTAGGCAAGGAGAGCCAGACATCCTCGCGTGCGCAGCGTTCCGCGAAGGAATCATCTACGAGTGCTGCGACACCATCCAGGCCGCGTGCAACCTCATGGCGCGTGTCGGCGCAGGGGCCGACGAGGTTTCCGAGGCCATGGAGGACGTCCACACGAGCAACGAGCGTCGCGGGCGCTACGACCAGCCGACCGAGGAGGAGCAGAGCGGGTGGCACTTCAGGACGCCGCCCGACGATTCCCGCGAGGTGCTTTGCATTGGGCCACGCATCGGCTACTACCTCGGGAGGTACCTGCGCACGGAGACCGATGACGGCGGGACATACATGATGATGGCACCGAAGGGGAGCGTTGCGGGAGCAGAGCGCAAGGCCATTGCATGGCACGAGTTGCCGCCAGCAAATGAGGGAGGTTTCATCGATGAGTGACATCAGCGACGAGCTGCGCAAGAGGGCGCACGAGCTGGGCGGCTACGTTGAGACTCTTGTAACTGCTAAGGAGCTTGACGACATCTCCGACCGCATCGATGCTGAGATGGTCGAGCTTCCGCGCGACATGGATGGCGTGCCCATCCACGTGGGCGACACGGTGTGGACAGACGCCGTGGAGTGCACGGTCACGTCCATCGAGTTTTATGAAGACATAACAAAAATATTTACATCCAGTCGGGGAACTCAAGCCATCGTCGGCCCGACTAACATCACCCACACCAGCCCCGATAGCCTGGGACGCATCGCCGATGAGCTGGAGGCGTGGTGCGACGGCGCGGACGTGGACGGGGACGCCTGCGAGAAGCCCCGCGACCTCGCTGACCGCATCAGAAAGCTGGCGGAGAAGGAGGGCGAGTGATGGGCGAGGAAGCCGAAGCGACCGTGAGCCTGCTGTGGTCGGAAGACTGGCTCGATGACGGTATGGAGCACAGCGATGACCCTCGCGGGTGCTACGACGATGTTCACAAGGGTTCGGCGGTCAGGAGCGCCGGATGCCCCTGCCTTGCGGTCCGCAAGGAGAGCCGTGTGGTCTATGGCTGGCGAGTGTTCCTCGTGGAGGTCTGGGACGGCGAGACTCCGCTGTGCGACCACATGGAGTGGCGCAACGCGTACATGCTGGAGGTGGCTTCCTGATGGGAGAGAAGGAGAAGGCATATCTCGTGGAGCGCGGGCACAAAGTCACTAATGGAGGGTCATACGAGATATGGGATGTTGGGAACGATGTCGGCATCTACATTGACTTCAACCCAAGCCTAGCAGACACGATGGCACCAGAGACGATGGCCTTCCCAGTTGACTTGCGCAATTGGGAAGTAACGAGCTGGGACGAGCTGGGCGTGTGGTACGAGGACGCCACGGGCGGCAAGGCCATACGCGAGCTGGGATACGAGCCAGTGGAAGATGGTGGCACCAATGGCAGCACCGACTAGCGAAGAGCGCCGAGAGATTGCGGAGCGCATACGCAAGACGCATGGAATCATGGCGTTCGTGGAAGCGCTCGGCATCGACTTGGACAGCGACTGGTGCTGGACGGACGTGAGCAGGCGCGTGGCCGACCTAATAGACCCGACGTGCCATGACGTAAGCAGCCAAGACATCGAAATTAAGTGCTCAGCCTGCGGGGCATACACGGAAATCCCGTCTGATAGAGGTGCAGAGATTGGATGGCTTAAAGACTCAGGCCACCACCTTAACTATTGCCCAAACTGCGGTGGAAGGTTGGTAGGTTAATTGTGGTTGCCATGGAGACGATTGCTTGCCCTGCTGGACGAACTTGCCAACCTGCCAGCGATGGTGGTGGAGACGATGATTAGGGCCAATACCATTGTCGGTAATCCCGACAACATCCGTAGGATGGCAGACTACCTCGGAGAGTTCGGAAGCAAGGGCCGCGACGGCGAATACGCGTTCTCCCGTTTTGTCGGACATTGCTCCGAGGACTCCACCAGCATCAATGGTGTTGATCCAGAGACTTTTGGGATGGTCATGATATGCGCCTACTACTGCGCGTGCATCGGTTGCGTGCCGCACGGGCAAATCCCGCGCACCGTTACGTTCGACATGTTCGGGATGCTCGCACAAATTGCCAATGTCCTCGGGGCGGCGGAGTGGGCGTACGGGAATGGATACACGAGACGAGCTGGGCGTACTGGTTGCGGAGGTGGCATGCATGCGCGAGAGCAGAATCTTAATTGACAACAATTTTTACTACAAGCAATACGACATAAGCGACGAGATGGACGCGTTGGCACGCGTTATCTCGGAGAAGACAGTGCTAACGCATGCACAGGCGCACGAGAGATTGTCGGAGTTCATCGAGGATTTGCTTGAAACGCACGCGCCTGGAGGTGTCATTGATGGAGACTGAGATTGCCCGCTATCCCGTCCGCTGCCACCGCTGCGGCAGGACGGAGCAGGTGCGCGTGTGCGTCGAGGACATGTGCGGCGATGACTCGCTCTTCCAGGCCGCTGGCCAGCTCCCGACCGTCCGCACGGTCGCAGCAGGGTGGCGCTGGGAGTGGGTGGGCTGCTACCCGCTCTGGGTGTGCCCGAGCTGCAGCAAGCGCGACTGCGGTCACTGCACGCACATCCGCGCGTCAGAGCAGGACGGCGCGCTGTACTGCCCGATAGTCGGGCGCGAGGTGTGCGCGAACGACCAGCCGTGCGCTGTGTTTGCCAGATTGGAGGACGCGTGATGGCAGACCTCATCCCAGCTTGGATGTACAAGCAGATGTACGAGCGCGCGTGCGATGATAATTCCCTTCTCTCGCGCAAGCTCGCGGTGTACGACGGGTGCCTTGACATCATCTGCGGGGCCGTGGACGTCGCGGGAATGGCGCGCGATGCCGAGACCGCCGAGGACGTGGGCGATGCCGAGCGCGCGCTGGCCGACCTCACACGGGGCGGCGGGACGGAACACACGTTCGCATAGCATCAACGATTTTGCTACAATGCCCTCGTTGGCCCTCGTGCCAGCGGGGGCTTTTTTCGTATGGGAGGTTTGCCAGTGCCAGACCGTTCCGACCACGCCACCACCAACACCCACGCATACAGGCCGTGCGACTACGCGACCGCCCGAGACTTCTTCGAGGCCGCACGCGTCGCGGCGAGGGACGCCGACGAGATCAAGCGCAAGCTCGCGTCGTTGGAGTCCAAGTGCTACGTGCGCGCCCAGTCGTACCAGCCGAGGATATCGGTGGGCCACCAGCACGACGTTATGGCTCCCGTCGATAGGTACGTCGAGCAGCAGGAGAGGTACGCCCGCAGGCTGGACGAGGACAACCATCTCGTGGAGGTCGCGAGCTCCGTCCTGTATGGGTGTGCC